CAGATGGGTCGGCGTCAATAAGCAGATCAAGTAAAGTTTTTTCACCTACAGGTTCTGCGCTTCGCTTGGCGAGAAAGGGATACTTTTTTCTTGCGTCGTCAATACGACCTTCTATGATAAGTTGTTCTTCGGTGAGGGTTGAAAACCTTTTAAAGTTTTCGAGTAGCAGTTTCATTCGCATAAAGACTAATCTCCGTGATATAAATAGTCTTTACTTGTCGAAATAGGATATTAAATCGGTATACCCACCAATAAGCTTTTCCATTCCATTTTCACGAACAAAAACCATCGGGACCGTGTGGTGATTGTAAAAATCTTTTAGTTCCTGCAATCTTTTTGGTTTCTTATCCAGTGGATAAATTGTATGGTTCACACCTTGACGGAAAACTTCTTCTCTTGCTTGAACACAAAAGGGACAGTCTTTCTTAATATATAATGTGTAGTGCTTGTTATCCATTGAGTAGTTGCCTCCCTGATTTAAGTTTTGATTCTACAATTCCAGGCGAACCAACAACAATAAACTGTGAGCCTGTCGTTCCATTATCTACTGTTATTCTTGTATATTGCTGTCTGGGGTCCATTCCTTCAATGACTTTACCTTCGTTTATCGCTGAACGGGTTGCATGATCTTCTCGTAACATTACAACATGCCGAGGGTTTACAAACACCTCTCTTAATTCATAGTTTCTTGTGTTCTTAACAACCTCTACTAATTGAACCATTTGTTTCCTCCATGGGGTATATTTTTCGTAAGTCTTTTTTATTTATTGATACTTTCTCATTGTTTCGTAAAATGGTGGCATGGCCATCCCATAACTCATTTTGTGATTTTATCACCAAACCATAAGTGGGAACTTTTGTTCTACCCATCATAAAAGCTTGATACTCTATTAATGTATTGGCTGGTATCCAAACTAAATCTCCGGGTGCCAAATCATGCATCTTCGCTTACTTGCTCTTGCGGGGCAGGTGGTTGGACATTTCCATCTTTAATGTTTTTATACCCTTGAAGAATATTTAAAACTTCCGCAATTTTAGTTTGATGATCGCTATAGCAATTTAGTTTGTGCTCCAAAGCGTCAATGATTTGTTCTACCTGTGTTTCACTAAAGCCATTTTCTAAAAAACTATCATAAATTTCTACGTGTCTTTCCAATTTATCGGCTGACTTATTATAAAGTTCAGACATCTCATCTAAGACCTCTTCTAAATCAACAGTATAACGAATGTTTACTTTCATATAAACTCCTTAAAAACAATATTATTATATTTTTTGTATTTTGTCAAGTATTAAAGTAGGCTTTTATAAATGGTTGCAACCGAAAGAGCGACCACGGCGCTTACGACCATCCAAATAATTCTAGTGCTTGTTTCTTTCCAACTTTCTAACTCACGTAAGCGAGCGTAAAGCCCTGAGTCCGGATTGTAAACAGCCTCTTTGATTTTAGTTATATCATCGGCCATTACTTCCTGCTTGTCTTTAACTGTATCAATAGATTGTAGCATACGATCAAACTTACCGTTTATCTCTGCCCAAGCAACTGCATTTTTTGTGCTAGCTGTCTCGTCACCCATTTCATAAGCCCTCCCGTGCTCACTTTATAAGTAGTGTCAAACTTCAACAATCGCAAAGTTTGAAGTAATAAGAGTGCCAGCAACCGACACAGAATTTTGTAAAGCGCATCGGGCAACACGCGCAGGATCTATAACCCCTCGTTCTACAAGGTCAACCATTTTGTGCTGTCCAAAATCATAGCCAAAGTTTTTTTCTTGTCTTTCAACATCAAAAACGATAATGTCTGGTGACTCACCAGCATTAAGACACATCTGGCGCAAGGGTTCCCTACAAGCGCCTTGAACTATTTTTACTCCAAGTAACTGTGTTTCATTTTCTACTTTTTCTTCTAAAAATTCTATCATTTTAGAAGAGTTTTGCACCAAGAATGAACCCCCACCGGGTAAAACACCCTCTGCTTGTGCTGATTTAACTGCTTCTAGCGCATCTTCAATTCTGTGTGTTTTTTCAATCATTTCGATTTCCGTGGCGGCACCCACTTTAATAACTGATATGCCTGATGCTAGGCGAGTAATTCTTTCTTGTATTTTATCACATTCATGCAAACTTTCTGTATCTTGCATGATGGCTTTAAGTTTCTCTATTTGATCTTCAACAGATTCAATTGAACCTTTGCCACCAAGAATGGTAGTCCAGTTTTTACCAACCTCAAGTCGTTTTGCTTTACCAAAGTCTGTTAGTTTCACTTCTTTTAGTTTTTTACCCATTTGCCTTGAAACAAAAGTTGCACCAACTGAAAGGGCGAGATCTTTAAGAATATTCCTTCGTTCCTCGCCATAACGTGGCGCTTTGATGCCACACACTCTCATTGTACCGCGCATTGCATTCATTATAAGCGCAGCTAGGGCTTGGCCTTCAATATCTTCTGCCACCACAACAAATGGGCGTCCCTCTCGGGCAGCAATTTCTAGTGCAGGTAATAGTGTTTCTACAGATTCAATTTTCTCATCTGTCACAAGAATAATCGGCTCATCATAGTTTACGATCCCACGCTTCTCATCATTGACAAAAGCTGTTGCTAGGTATCCAGAATCAAAGCGGAAACCCTCCACAAGATCTAGACTTGTTTCTACGGATCGTGCTTCCTCAATAGTAACTGACCCATCTTTACCAGCAAGATCGACCGCTTTAGCAATGAGACGTCCAATAACTTTATCACCATTCGCTGAAATAGTGGCAATAGATTCAATATCGTCAATAGATTTGATTGGAGTTGCCTCTTCTTTTATTTGTTTTACCAAATGGTCAACAGCCAAATCCATACCTTTTTTAAGTTCCACCGGGGCGGCCCCCGAAGCAAGATACTTTTGTGCTTCGCGGTACATTGCATAAGTAAGAACGGTTGTGGTTGTTGTTCCGTCACCAGCCTCTTGATTTGTTTTTTCCGCTGCTTGTTTTACAATTTGAGCGCCGGCATTTTGAAATGAGCTTTCTAAATCAATAAACTTGGCTACTGTTACACCATCTTTTGTTGCGATAGGCATTTTGCCTTTTTGATGTAGGATTACTGTTCGTCCTTTTGGTCCAAGGGTAGAGGCAACGTTAGTCGCAATAATCTCTATGCCCTTCTCAAGTTGACCACGTAGGTTCTCTGAGTTACTAAATTTTTTCATAAAAACACCTCTGGGATATATTATAGGAAAGTATTAACTAAATGTCAAGTGGTTTTCTCAATTTTTTCTACTGCACTTGCAGTTGACTTTTCAAGATCGTTGGCATTTTGAATCGCGTTCATTGCGTATTGTTTTCTGTTTTGCTCGGTGCCCTCGCCGGAGACACCTAAGAAATAATCATTAACGTTATCTGTAAACAATTGTAGGTTATCATAAACTGGTGTCAACGTGTCCCGTAAAATATTTGCGTAATTGGCAAAAACTTTTTTCATATAAGGAGGTCCAATCATCAAGCGACCAATCTCTTTAAAGTTAGCAATGTCTTCTGCTTGTTTTCTTGTGAATTCAAACTGCTGTGGATCTGTGTAGCCTGGAGTTTTCTCTAGCTTAGAGATAATTTGTTCTCTGTCATCTGCTTCAATTGCAGCTTTAATTTCTTCTACCAAGCTAAAGTTTCCAAAAAGCTTTTCCGCTTTTGTGCCCTCAAATTTTTGATCAGCGTGTACGACCGTCCAAGGTCCAAATTTACTTAATTGTCTATCCGGTGTGTTCATCAATTGGTCGATTAATTTTTTAAAGTCGTTTGGGCTTAGTGCGCCCTCATTCAATTTATCTGCGGTGGCTGGTGAGAAAGAAAACACCTTGGCGTTATAGGGGGCAGGTAATCTCGTTTGTGCTCTTATTACTTTTACTGGTTTGCCCTCGGCGCTTAACTTGTTTAAAAGTTGTTTTAGTTTCGCACCAGTTTTTACTTTAATAGGCTTACTCTTGGCGACTTGTTTTAGAAATGGCGTGACAAATACATCTAAAAAGTTTTCTAATGTAATCGTGAATTCTCCAAACTGTAAGCCTTGATCTTTCCCGATACGGCGAGCATCAAGGTAAACAACATGGTTCACGGTTTTAAAATGATTAACCATATTTCTAAAAGAACCTTTCACTCCAGTTGTCTCTCCTAGTAGCTTTAGAGAGTAGTGTCTACCGCCCAAAACAACATCGGTGATTGGTTTACCAGCAGCATCCATTCCTTCAATGTCTTTAGGGTCAACAATCTGCACAGATTTTCCACCAAAAAGACCGGCAAGAAAGCCCTCAAAAATAAAGCCGCCGGCACTCTCTGTAAAGTTTGTCACAATAGCGGAGAGAATTTCGGTTATGACCATCGTTGATAATAGTTGTCCAATTGTGACATCAGGGTTGGCATCCTCTAATACGCTATTTAAATTTGAAATTTTTTCTTCGAGAGTGGAGCCAGCAATGTTTTTTGCAAACTTCTCAATAGTAGCTCTATCGCCAGTGCCGATTTTTCCAAAGTCTTCTGAGATTCTAATTTTTGGAAATTTAATATCAACTGATTTCTGTTCGCTGGCATCTAAACCTGTATCTGCCATAGGCCGAGTTTGCTTTTCCGAAATAAGCTCATTGTAAACTTCGTCTATTGCTTCCATTATAAAATCTAATGAAGCGGTCTTTGTTTTTTCTTCTTTTCTAAAGTAGGCTTCTACTAAGTTGTCTATTTCGGCCATGTTATAAATAGTCCTTTATACAATGATATCCGCAATACCGTATTTAACAGCTTCCTCTGCGGTTAGGTAAACATCTAAATTCTTACTAAGCATTCTCTTTAGTTGCTTTTCAGTAAAGTTTGTCTCTTCGACAAGAGACTCAATAAGTTGTTTTTGAATCCAGCGAGTCTCGCCCATCTCATTTTCTAATGAGTGAATGGTCCCTACGTGACCTCCACGCACAGAGTGCATCATAACTCGGCAGTGCTTTCCAATCTTGCGTTGGCCTTTCGTTCCTGCTGCTAATAGAAGAACACCAGCTGACATAACCTTACCTAAACCAAAAGTTTCAATAGGGCATTCTTCGCGAACAACACGCATGAGGTCATAAATACCAAACATTCCGAGAGCGTCACCGCCCCAAGTCGATACATAAAAAGTAATGGGTTTTGGTTCTGGCTTTGGTGGTTCTTCACCTTCCTTTGCGTCAGTGGGCATTCCCAGCGGAAAGTCAGTGTTTACGAATGCTGTGTGTTTAAGAAACAATAGGCCAGAGCAGACATCTTCAACTTTTTCTTCATCTAAGTCACCAAAAAGACCGATGGTTCTCAGGGGTTCTGGTGTGTTGGCTGCGGCCGCCATTTGAAGATCAGCAAGACTTATTACATCTTTACCGTCCTCAGTTTCTTCTTTGTTGTTTTTAGTTTTCAGCATTTGGATTACCCTCCTTTTCGAAAATATAGTCATTGTCTAAAACATCCATGTAATGCTTTTCTAGGGTGTTCATGACTGTTTCCCATCCATCTATTTTAAGGGCAGAGCGATAATGAGGGGGAACAGACTCATTAAGACCTTTGACTGCTTCTTTCTTCCATTCCAGTAAATCCGCTTCGTCTGTGTTTTTTAATATTTTAATATGCTCTTCATCATGTTCATTCGCCTGTAAATAGATATACTTCGCAGCGGTAATCGTAGCCCATTGCTGATAGGCATACCCGATAAGTTTAAAAGAAAGCACTTTAATATCATTTAAAAATTTTACTTTCTTATAAAATGAGATGGACTTATCCACCATTAGATAGACAAATCCACCCAAGAAAAACCAAAAGAATTCTTGCATTTAAATCCTCAATCAAATACTTGCTATATTTTTTTACTTGGACTTTTTTAAGCCCTTGAGACGTTGAGCAACACGACGGGCAACTTCATTAACCATGTCTTCCATCATTGGTTCCTCTTCTTTCATCTCTTCTTCGGCATCCATTTCCATGTCCATATCTGGGCTCATGTCAGCCTCATCACCCATATCAGGTGCTGGCATTTCCTCTGGGGCCTCCATTTCCATAGCGGCGCGAACCTTATCAGCTACTTTAAGGAATACTTCAGCTTCTTCGTCAGTGAGAGTGAGTTCGCCCATATCACCGGCGTCCATATCCATTTCTTCTTTTTCGTCTTCGACATCTAAATCCATCTCCTCGTCATCCTGCATTGGATCGTCTTTCATGTCACCGTGCATCTCTTCTTCAATCTCGATCTCTTCACGCATGTCATCATCTTTGCGTTCTTCATCGTCTTTCATACGCATTCCACGACCTTCACGCATATCATCGTCCTTACGCTCTTCATCGTCTTTCATACGCATTCCACGACCTTCACGCATGTCGTCATCTTTCATGTCGTCATCTTTGCGTTCTTCGTCGTCTTTCATCATTTTTCCATACATTTCATTAACGAAACCAGAGCCAATCGCTTCCATGTTAGCAAGTTTCATAAAACGACGGATGGTTCCCTCTTCAAGTAAAGTCTTTTTGTCAGACATATTCAATCTCCTTTTTAGATGCTCGGCATCTTTTGGTTTAGGTTATGTGTTATAAATAGTGTGTTATAACTCAAAATTTTTCTTTTTTAATTTCTTAAATGCTTCTTTTTCTATTTGAGAAACACGGACATATGATATACCTAGTCTCTCGCCAACTTCTTTAAGACCTAATCTACCGTGTTTTTTTACTGAAACATCTGTGCAATTTAAATCTTTTTTATAATTTAACCATAGTCTACACTCTTGTCTATTACATATACAATCACTCTCCATAGCTTCTTTTGCACATTTTTTCATATTATTCCTCGCTTTCAATCAAGTCAAAAATATTTTCTATTTCATTTGGATCTAATCCAAATTTATTTTTTATTTCTTTTTCTTTTTCAAGTAGTTGACGATTTTTCTTCAATTTATGTTTTCTGGCCATCATACTACTTTCTTTTACTTTTTCTATAAAAGGCTGAAGAAGTGGGTCATCTAAAAGATAACTTTTAATGTACTCATTGAAAAACCAAAACTTTGTAATATCATCAAACTTAAGTTTTATTCTCAAGTTGGTATCCAATGTTTCTAGACTGTCAATAGTAATAGTTTTTGCTTCTTCGGGTTTTGCCTTTCTTTTTTTCATTTGCCTAAAATGTGTGTTTTACTTTCCGATAAACCGGCAGTTGTTTGTTTTGTCCATTGTGCTTTTGTTTGTAGACCAATGATATTTCTACAACCTGAGTAAGACAAACCAGACAACATGCCGCCACGGAGATCTTCTAGGATGTCTACAACTGAGCCTTTATAATCAATAAAAGTACTTACACCTTCATTAGAACTGTAGCGGCCGCGCCAATCCATTTGAGCATCTTTAGAGGCCATTCCGCGATATCGTTTTTTCATTCCACTTGGTAGCTGTACAACTTCTCCTGGTGTTTCGTCTGTCCCTGCGAGGAGTGAACCTAGCATAACAAAGTCAGCACCAGCAGCTAGAGCTTTTACAATATCGCCAGCAGTTCTAATACCACCGTCTGCTATAATAGCAACGTCGTGGTCAGTTTGAGCACAATCAAAAATAGTTTGTAGTCCAGGCAATCCGTGCCCTGTTTGTATTCTTGTAGAACAAATAGAACCGCCGCCTATGTTACAGCGTACAGAATTTGCGCCCCACTGGGCTAAATCATTTATCCCTTCTAGGGTTGCGACATTTCCAGCCATAATATGAACAGATTCACCAAATGATTTTTTAAGCACACCCAGTGCATCTTTCATTAAGACATGATGACCATGGGCCACATCAACACAAAGAACGTTAACACCGTTCTCTACAAGTGTTTGCGCTCTTTCAAAATAATCACCACTTACACCAACCGCAGCACCAACATTTGTAGCACCCGCATTGATAACTTCAGCAGCCAAACCAGCTTGTTCCTCAATAGAGTTATATCTATGAAGTATACCTAAACCACCAAGTTTGTCTATGGTATAAGCCATCTCTGATTCCGTAACCGTGTCCATTGGAGAAGATATGATCGGAAGATTTAAAAGCAAACTTTCATCCAAAGGAGAAGTCAAGTCAACTTCTTTTCTGCTTTTAATATCTGAATATCGTGGTACCAAAAGTACATCATCATAAGTTAGTGCTTCTTTCATTCGCAGCTGCCTTCCTTTGCCTCTACCTCTTCGATAAGTTTATCGAGATACCAACGTGCTTTCTTTAAATCTTCTAAAGACTTACCCTTGTAAGGGTGGCGAGTTACATATTTTATAATGTTAGACTCTGGGTAGTCCATTTTCCAAGAACGGATATAATGGTAGGTTTCTATTGCTTGTTCGCCTTTCCAGTTTATATTATAGTGGTTTGGCCGATTAACTTTGTCTTCGCTCATCCTAGCTCCGACCAAGAACCTTCTATGAGATCAATATCCATTTCTTCTAAACTATTAATGAACTTGTCCCACTCATCGGGATACTGTTGTTCGACATAAGTATCAAAAAGAAGATACTCGGTGTCCCAATCAAACCCTTGAAGCCCTTGAACATATCCGCCTTTTTCCCATTTAAAATGTTTTGGATATTCAGGCTCAACACCAAACTTTTCATTGAATGCTTCAACTAATGGGTCATAATCATAATCTTCTTGATACATCTGGTATTCATTCAAAATGCCTAATTCTTCGGCAACGTCCTCATTAAAGATGAAGCCTTTTTTACGTTGTGGGTAAAACTGCATCTTTGTCCTCCATATATTGTTTTACTAGTTGTTGTGCGTTGTCCCAGCACTCGGGGCAGTAAAGGTTGACTTTTTCTGTTTCTTGTCTTACGACAACATTCCAACTCATTACTTGTTCTCGATTTAGTTTATCAAAAGGTTTGTTACATGTCAAGCATTTATTTGGTAAATGTCCAAAAAGTGCGACTTTTGCTGCTAGTTCTTTTTCTGCTTTTTTCTTTCCCTTCTTGGCTTGTTTGCGTCGTAATTTTCTTTCAAGACTCATACAACATCCAATCGGGGCGATGGCGCACAGAGTCCTTTATTTGTCAACTGAGTAGCCGGTCTTATTGTATTTTCATGCTCTTGTATAACTTTTGATAAATTATTTTTAGAAGCCATTTTAATTTGATCGCTTCTGTACTCTTCAAGATTGTGTTTTTTATTTGTCAGGTTTTCACGATGCCGTAAAGCATTTTCATAAACTCTATCATCATGCCATTTTACTTTATAAAAGGCCCAGCCAGATTGGTCTATTCGCTTTGATTTAATCGTGCCAAATCTTAAAATTCCGTGATAATTATTCCATACCAATTTTCCAATTTCCATTATTCCTCCATTTCTGCTTTATAAATTTCTATTGGTTCTAACCAAGAAACAACATCAAATGACCTTCCGTAAAAGATGCCCTTATATGGAGTTTCATCTCTTATAAACTCTAAAAGTTCATTATATTCGACACCTTTTCTTAGTCCATAATCAGGATGTTTAATTTTTTTGATGTAACCTTCTGGGTCAGTTTTTAAATCATAAATTTCGCTGGCCCGAACTTCTGTGGTGTAGAGTATTCTACCGCCAACAACTATTTTCTCTACATCATCTAAATTTACATAAAAGAAAACTCTTGGCACGGAACTGGCTTCCATTTCTTTTCTTGAGAAATAAGATTTACCAAAATTAGATATATCTAATGTAAATTTTTCTGGATCTCTTGTTCCGTACCGCTGTTCCAGACTATAAGGGTCAGCGTAGTGATATAAAACCACTTTACCTCCCTTATTATAATCGCTAAATGGTGCCTCTGTCAAGTAGGTCTTAAAATTTTCTAAAAGTTTTTTCATTTTGTTTTCTCTCTACGAGACATCATACTCTTAACGGCCATCTTCGCATTTCTTGAAAGATTCTCAAAAACTTCCAACTCTTCATTCATTTCTTCTGGACTAAAAGTGTATGGGCGCCCACTAACACGAGACATAAACTCTGCTTCATCTCCCATTTTTAAAGCACCCACGCTTTCTTTTTTGCCATATTGAGGGAACTCACCCTCTGGTGATGTGCCCAGTAAATAAGCATCTTGCGCACCTTTGTCAACAATGAGAACTGAATCTTGATCAAAGTCCTCTCCAAGTTTTGCTATTTCAAGCGCAAAATCCGGATCTTCTTTTCTATTTGAAACAAAGAAACTTTCCTCCGCGACCTCAATGGCCTTGGGGGTTTCAAAGTTCTCAATGTAAGAACCAAGTATACGAGTCACGCCATAACCTCTACCAAGAAGTTCTGCCTTTAATTCTCTATTTCTTTCCAAATTTTCTTGTTTGGTGAACTCATTTCTAAATGCTGAAAGAGCGGCACTCTCATGCTCCTGCATATGTCGATATAGTCTTGATAGTGAAGACTCTTTTAAAAACTTTTTCCACTCATTCAGTATTTTTTTCATGTTATCTGCTCCCCGTGCTACCCAAAGCACCCGTTCCTCTGGTGCTACCTTTATTTAGTTCGCTGGGATCAGAAACTTCAACAACTTCGCAAAGATTTACAGGAATTAAGACGCCTTGAGCGACCTTATCTCCGTTTTTAAACCAATGGGATTGTTTGCCTGTATTATGAAGATTTACAAATATTTCTCCATCATAGCCAGAGTCTACAACGCAAGCGCCAACAAGAAGTTGCTTTTTTGCTGCCACACTTGATTTGTTTTTTATTTCTAGCATGTAGCCCTTTGGAATTTGGGCTTTAACTCCAGTTGCGAACAACATTGTTTCGCCTGGGTGGATTACAACTCGGCTAGTCCCATTTTTTGGGGCGCAGTAATATAAATCCATGCCCGCGTCACCATCATGGGCACGGGTTGGTAATTTAGCGTTATTTCTTATTCTAAACACTTTAAGTTCCATTTAGTTAGTCTCCTCTTTGTTTTTGTAAACAAACTCCTTTATTCTTCTTTCAGAGATATCAGTGTATTTCTGTTCTCTTTCTATACCAAAATATTTTCTATCTTCTAACAATGCTCCAATACCAGTGCTGCCACTACCAGAAAACGGATCTAACACAACACAATCTTTTGGACAATATACTTTAACTAGGTATGACATTAGTGAAATTGGCTTAGGAGTTGGGTGATCATTATATTTTCCGCGCTCTTTTCTTGTGACTCGCGGCGCATAAAAATATTTTTGATGTTCTGGTAAAACTTCACCAATAATATTAGAGGGATATCGGCCTGCGGGGTTAGCATCTACTTTTCCAAAGTCAATTATTTCATTTGTTTCATTTGTAATCCAAACTTCTTTTTTTGTTTCTATCACAGATGCGCGACTATGTTTACCATCTTTTCCAAAGTTTCTTCTTTTTGCCCCTTGAGCAACCCAGCCTTTTGGCGGTTCTTTATCCCATGGAACTCTTGTAGAATCAACATCTATCTTTCCAACACCCCACTCTTCAAAGTTTTTATCTATAGAACCTTTAAATGGTTTTTGAGCCACTACGATGGGCTCATGAGCTGGTTTAAGTCGATTTTTCTTTGGCATTTTTGTAGTTATCATCCACATTATTTGATCTTTAATATCAAAACCTGCGTCCTCAACGGCGCTGGCCATGCGATGATATAACTGAGGGCTACAAAAGCTAAGACAAAAGGCACCGGGCTTTAAAACCCTATAGACCTCTTGCCATAATTGTTTTGTTGGAACAGAATGATCCCAATGCTCCATACCCATCCCATAAGGAGGATCGGTTATACAAGAATCAATACTATTTTCTGGCAATTCAGATAAAACGTTTTGACTGTCTCCAGTTATTAATTTATATCGCATTAAGTACCTTTTGTTCTAATTGTTTTCTCATGGGGTGTTTAAAGTAATCTTTATTTAAACCTTTATGTTGGATCATTGGACGTGTGTAATATGAAATGCCATAATCATTTCCAAACTCTTTATTAAACTCTTCGTCTCTTTTTCTAGCTGCAGCGATGTGCTCTTTAATCAATCGCGCTTCTTTTGCGGGCAAAACATCGCCTCCGAAATAAATCGTAGTTTGATTATATTTTTCAGAACAAAGAATATAAATATATTCAGCTTTAGGCACACCAGAATTATACATAGGTGTTCCACTTTTTACACTTTTACATTCTAAAAAGTAAAGTCTTCCTTCGGATTTTACGATAAAATCTGGACTGTTATGAGTTCCACAAGGTTGAGAAATATAGCTATTATCTGGAATATCCGAGTGGTCTTCGCCATCTAGCCAAGCGTCACGCTGATTCTGTTTGATACCGCCTTCTCCATTAAAAGAGTATCCATGCTTCCTAAGTTTATCTGCGACCGCATTTTCATGTTTGGCAGTATTATGAACCGCACCACTCTCTGCGGCATAATTTTTAAAATAAGGCATTGTTAAGACATCTTCCATAAATTTTCTCATCTTTGACATGACGCTCTCCAAGTTTTTGATGAGTATATACTAATAAAGATTATTTAAAGTGTCAACCTAATAGTTTCCAATTCTTAAGGGCGCCCCTTGAAGAAAAGCCCCATTGGTCATCAAAGTTAAGTTTCGCCATATAAGGCCGATTGACAAACAATTTATCTTTTTCTGGGTTTACGCCCCAACATCTAATGTCAGTCATAACACTATTCTTATCTATTGTTTTAACAATATAATAAGGACGACCCTTCACTGTTTTCTTTTTGATTACTTCTCTTGGAATAAACCAAGCGACACCAAGATCGTGGTCCCATTCAGAAATAGTTGGGACCTTGTAATAACTTAACCTCTGTACTATATCATCTGAGACAACTAATGTCAAGGGAAACATACCAGTAATATTAGTTTTTGTTTCAATGTATTCATCTCTAGTAAAATCTTCTGTGTCTTTAAACTCTTCTATGTTCTCGGCCAATTTCTTTTTAGTCTTGGGCCTGCTGTCTGCGACAGATAACCAAAAATGCTTTTGGTTTTTAAATCTATCATCCATTAACTCATCTACTGCTTCTGCTTTGATGAGGACATCCAGTGCTTTCTTATTGAGTTTAGAATATACAATCTCTTTGCTAAAGAGAAGTTCTTCAACAGAGTTAAATGGTCTATGTTCGATGATTTGTTCAATTGCTTTGTC